CTGTGCTTGCTGTGGCAATTGTGCCGTAGCTGGTGCTGGTAAATGTGGTAGGACCAGTTCCACCAGTTGTAGCGTTTGGCAGTCTAATCCCATCGGCAATATCTGCCTGAAGCGTGGTCAGTAACGCTTCGATGTCACCAAGGTTAACATTGATAGACGCGGTTCCGCCGGTAAGCGGACCAAGGCTAGAGATGATTTCCTCTATCTGGCGGCCCATGATTTACTCCTTACGGAAGGTCTTTGTACAAAGCGAAAGGACCACCACTAACATATACGAATTGCGTAATGTCACCATGGAGTGTTGATCCATGATAGAACGCAACACTATTGTATGCAGTTCCGCTAATTGTAACAGTTCCGGTCCCCTGGGTAAGCGCAGTGATGGCGTCAAAGTTCCCAGTGCTTGTTGAGGCACTGGAAACAATTGCCGTCCCGGCCTCGCCAAGGACGAGTCGAGATGACGAGCGGGACATACAGTTTAGCTGTAGACCGGGATCTTGTACGAAGTGCCGTTGAGCTTAACCGTGATTCCCAAGGTCGCAGTACCAGAGACAAAAGTCCCGGTGGTTGCGGTCGTGAGGAACTCTAGTGTGGTGGCTTCTAACGCGGCATCAATCCGGATAGGTTTGCCTTTTGCTTTTAATTCGCGACGAATATTAATATCACTCATGGATCTAATTTCCTATGTTTTGCCCAAACTTGTTTGATTGTATCGGCTTTATGTCTTGGGCGGAACCTTGAGCCGAGTTTTTGTTCTAACGCTTGATAACCTTTTAGAATATTGCGACCGTCCATGGCCGCGGGGTGGTATGATGGTTCTGAACCGCAATTAACAAGTGTGAAGCTAGAGGGAAAGTTGCGTCTTTTTAGTTTACTTGGGACGTTGTCCCTTTCATCTACCAGACGCTCGAGCGTAACGACGCCCCCGGTGTCTCTGTCTTCGTACTCGTAAAGTGGCATCAGTCTTCCATCATTTCCCCACCGTCCATCTTGACGGCTTCGTTCCTGAGACGTTGGCCTTCAGTTTCGGCTTCTGGAGATTCTTTTTCCATCTCTCCTTCAGCTTCACTTACGCGAACCATAGCAACGCCATCTTTGATCTCAACAACTTCTCCGGTCAGATCAACCATGTCGCCAACCATAGGCTCGGCCTGTTCGGTCTCTTGCGAGATGGTTAGGTTTTCAATCGGAATATTTACCATGTTAGTCATTTTTGACCCCTTGCTTTTAGGCTGGGGCCCGGGGAGATTTTTGCCTCCCCGGACCTTCGCTTCGGGCCCGATCATTAGTACGATCGCGCCCATGTTAATTAGCTGACTTCAGAACGACTAAACACGACTCGGTAGAACGCTCCGTTCAACTGAACCGCGGTGTAGTACGTTTTGACGGCAACCGAGGTGATCAGATTGAGGGGATCGGACTTGTCCGCTCCGTCTGCAATCAGAACCTTGGGGCTATAAGGCGAATCCCCTGTGAGGGTGGGTACGCCGAATGCCTGGTCGCCCAACACGATGTTCGCCAAGAATGGCGCTGTGCTGGAGTTATAGGACGCTGCCGCAGTGCCAGAGATGGCGCTAGCGGAAGCAGAACCGAAGGACAGAATGTTGTGCGACAACAGAGTCTTCACTCCGTAGTACGTTCCAACTTCGCCCTTCAGCAAGCTATCCACGTTCGAGTAGCGATGCGCCTGGATATAGTCGTCATCGTTAAGGATCGAACGAGCAGTACGAGGATCTGCAACCAGGATGTATCCACCCTTGATTGTAGGAGCCTTGTCAACTCGGAGTGACGTCACGGAATCGAGCAAGTCGAGAGCCGTGAAGGCCGAGTTGGCTGCTGTCGCGGCAATGAATGCCGTCGAGTTGCTGTTCTGCGCATAGCGGACCGAGGTCGACAGAGTGCCAGTTCCGGAGGTAGTTCCGGTCGTGAGCACACGGTGAACCAATGTGTCGGCATGCAACGCATGATCTTCTGCCAATTGAGTCGTGGCCTGTGCCATGGAATCAAACAGGTTTGTGGCCTGGAGGATGTCGGACAGTTTGACCAAGCTGGCGAATTGCTGGAGGGTCGCTCCAACAGTCGATAGCGTCAATTCGCGTTCGTTATTGCCAGGGTTTGTGCCTTCCGACGTGATTTCGATAATCTTGCTGATGCTAGGATTATCGTAACGGAAAAAGCGTATTTGCTTATTACCATTTTTACGAGGAAGCGCTGCTTTCATTCCGAATTGTTCCATCTGAAGGATGGGCAATTGACGTTGGAGTAATTCTTTTGAGAAATACTCTTGGTAGGCCGCGGCGAGCGAGCCAGAGGTTACTAGTGCCATATAATTTTATCTCCTATTGTCCAGCCTAGTTAGCGTCGTCAAACTCAACCGCCATCCGGCGGAGTTCTGCACCTTGTTCGGCAATAGGGAGATCCCTAAATGACTTCCTCGGTGCAGGAGTTGACGGCGATCCAACTCCAGGCTGTAAACGTTTTTTGAACTCCGCATTTTCTTTGCGGAGCTTTTCGACTTCATCTGTTAATCCGGTTGAGTGATCCGTCTTCAATGCAAGCTGTGCAATCTCGACCGCGTCGACAATTCCGTCGGCGTACTGCCGGAGTATTGCCTTTGAATTGAGCAACTCTGAAACTTTCTTATGTAAGGGAGATGCCGCGTCCTTTAACTCTGGATGCTTATCTGCCATCTTGGAGAGATTGTCGTTCCATGCTTTCTCTCCGTGTTCCCTTACATTCTGTTCCTGTCTCTTTAATTCGTATTGCTCAACCTCAGTTGCCTTTTTCTCGGCTTGCTCGGCAAGGTCTTCTCGGCCTTCTTCTCGGAACTGCTTCGCAGCGTTCTTGTAGTCGGTCGCGTCAAACTTGCCTGTCGGTCTCTCTTGGTCGGCCTTCCGTGCTTGCTCACGTTCGCGCAGGAATTCCTGGCGATCGCTTTCCAAGCGTTCCTTTTCGGCTTTGGACTCCGCCTTCGCTTGTTGAATGGCCTCCCATTCTTTCTGCTGGCGGTTCTTTAGCTTCTCGTACTTGCTCGGAGCATTGTCGGATGACTCAACCGGACTCTCAGACTGTGTCGTTGTTAAAGAACTATCACCCTTTTTGTCCTCGACTTTGGCCGGGGAAGGCGAATTTTCTGTTTTAGGTTCTGCCGTCGACGTGGGGTTCGACTCGATCTTCTCCACTGGTTCCGACGTTGGTTCCGCTTCCGTTTTCGCTTCCACTCTATCTGGAGGGATAATCCCATCCTCAATCATGGCCGCTCTTCGTAACGATTCCTCAGTCAGTTCTATTACATCACCCATGCTAACCCCCTTATACTCCAGCCCCAAGATGGTTAACGATCTTAGGCGGGATTGTGACTAGTCTATGTACTCCGCGGGAAACCTCTAGTCGTCTGCCCCTCCCGCGGGATGAGTGGCATCAATTCCAAGGGAATCGATAACTGCCACTGCTGATCTGAAACCTATTGCAAATCCACATGCTGTCAAGTCGCCTTTTTGTACGGCACTAGAATCTTGTCTAATAGTCATGTTTCTTAGTATTGCGGCAAACCTAACCCCATGCTCGGATCTCATGAAACTTCCAAGTGACCTAGCGTCATCCTCGGTCCATTCCGGCTCGTCTACCCACATCGTAAAACGCATAAAGTTTATTAAAGCTCTAATTTTTGTCATATGATTATCCCCCATGAACTATCCTTGAATAACTTTGCAACAACCCCATTAAGTCTTTGGTTCAGAGCGTTATACACTTTTTCCATGTTAATGTCGTGCCCAGCCAGAATTCCACCCTTCCTAACCTTTGGCTTCCAGGCGTCGATATCTGCCACCACAGCTTCTGTCTGGTGGTCTCCGTCTAGGTATACAAAATCCAGAGACGCGTCGTCAAATTTCTTTGCACCCTCCAAGCTAGTCAACTTCATATGGGAAATATTTGGAAAGTCTGCGATGCGCTCAAAATACTTTTTCTCAACCTCTGCCATATCCGCATTCGATGCATGGTCGTCTTTGTCGTATCCATTGGCCCACGGATCGACCGTGACTACGCTTTTGAAGTATTGAGCCATGACCACCGCATTTTCACCAGAGAATGTCCCAACCTCGACCGCAGATCCATTAACTCCAGATTCGTTAGCCCAAGAATATAATAG